TTTAATGGAGCTGGACAGGATATTGATAATTACCCATACGTAAGAACAAGTGGTGTAAGATTGAATATTAAAATTAAATATCATAATTATCACTTACACACAGATAAAACGAATATAGGTANAAANGATATATATGCCATAGTTAATGTTGAACCAAAATTNGGGTGGTTTTCAAAAGGTAATGAAATATACTACAAACANTTACCAAACNNCACAATNTTTGATATAAANAANCCTGTTAATTTAACAACGGGTCAACCNAACGGTATATATACAGACTTCTATAGGTATGGTATTTTAATTGATATNCAACAAAGTGGNTTAGTAGGTGAAGTCAATTACGTATTTGTTCTACTCCAATTNACNTCNGGTTTGGTTCTTTTGGGNGTCGCTTCNTCAGTTGTTGGNTTTGTTGCTAAATACTTGATGAAAGAAAAGTCACCGATATANAAAAGTATTATACAAGAAGAGTTTGACGTNGCTAAGGAAGCTGCACAATATGCCGCCCAAGCGTGTGTAGCATCAAAGGTATTCAANGAAGCCGATGAAAGTGGNGAAGGNGATTTAGACTTCGAAGAACTTAGAAANCTNGTTAGNNNGTGTTTCTCCAAAAACTTTTTGGAAAGATCTGAAACGGATAGTGATANTAGTGAAGGTACATTCACNGAAGCTGATATCATGTCAATGACATTATATTTGATGCGTGCAGCTGATGAAAAACTTAATGATAGAATCTTATACAAAAATGAGAAATCAATACAGGAATTACAGAAATCTAAGATTTCTTTACATCAGTGGCAAGAATTGTGTGTTGCGGGTGTATTAGAACGAAATGAAATGCAAACCATAATAGATTCAAACTCTTTTCTAAATAAAATAAAATAAAGTAAAATAATAATCATAAAAAAAATACAATATCCATTTTTATATACGAAATCAAATTTCGTCTATAAAAAAGGTTTGTTTACCGTCTTCCAACGCGTGTAGGATTAACAGGTCTGAATGCAGATCCTGTATTAGGAATAGATATACCACTCGAAGGAGGTGTACTGGGTTCAAATAATATTGATTCTAATATACCACGTGGTTGAAGAAGTGCGGGTCTTGAAACGCGTTCAAATCGAGACACGTTCGCGCGAAGAAGTTCACGTTTTTGTTCGATTATCTCGTGTCTCAACGCCTCGTTATCTTCGAGTAGTTTATAATAATCGTTTGTTAAATCGAGTAAATAACTATCACGTGCAAGATCTTCACCTGTTAAATATAATTTCTTTAAATTCTCACACATCTCTAAGTATACGCCTTCAGGTAAAGATTCCTTATGTTCGTCGAGGAGTGACATTGTTGTACGTATTGGATTATTAGACATTGTCATAGTGTATTATATATTAAAACATGCTATTTTTTAATTAGTTTATTTTTCACGACATTAAAAGCACCGGAACTTATACCGGTATAAATTATAAATTTTATAAATTTTCCTATACCTATACACCGTGTTTTTATAGTTTGTTTGTAATGTATTTTACGGATATCCAGTAAATTGTTACATATATCAATATACGCACCTTCGGGTATTTTAGCCTTATACTCATCGACTATATTCAATATTGTTCGAAGATTTTCGTCCATATATTGTTATTAATAATACTATACATTATTATCTTCATCAACCATATCTGCCCAATTGTTTGTAACGGCACCGGGGTCACTGGGGTCACTGGGATCACCGGGGTCGTGAGGTTCGTTATTTTCATTATCAATTGCGATCTGTAAACGTTCTTCCAAACTTAACTCTTTATCAGATATACATACAAATTCGTCTTCAAGCATCTCTTGATCGAATATATCGCCATGACTCAAACATAAATCGCAAGGTGTAGTGGGTTTTTCACCGGGATCGTGATTGTGCATAGGTGGTTTAACCTTCTCTTTCTTAGCAGATTTACGTTTCCTTACGGTCACGGGTTTATTAGGTTTACTAGGTTTTTCCACGTTTGTATTTGTAGCAATATCACCAGTCGTAACGATATTTGGTTTAGCATTTGCCATATTCGCGTGTTGTTTACACGTGTCGTGACCTTCAATACAATATTTTTTACATTGGATACCTTTCTTTGTTAAACATTTACAATAGATACGCGTCTCCACAATTGCACTTTTCTTAACCTTTGGTTTTGGAAGTGAATTTACAATTTCTTTATTATTTTTATCATATTCCACCAGTGATTCGGATACGTTATCCAATTTATTATGAAGGTCCAAAATTTCCTTAGTTGATTCATCTTGTTCCCTCCTCATAATATCAACTTTACCCGTAAGGTACTCAACCTTTTCATTAAGTTTCTCATTTTGTGTCATGAGTTTACCGAACTTCTCAACAAGAGATTTTACAAGATCGTTGGTGACAAGTTGTGATTTATTACTTTTATCAATGTGTGTGTTGTTAGCTCGCATAAGTTCAACGAGAACATTTTGAATAGAATCGGACATGTTTGTTTTTATTAATTCTTAACTTTATTTTTTAAACCAAATAAACTTAGGTTTTCTTTAAGTCTATTTTTTAATCATCACCAAGGCAGCCGGATACATGAAATCGCGCACATGAAGCCGATGTACCACATTTAGATGCGTCATAACAACATGGTTGCCGTTTTCCACTGGCCATACCACATCTTTGAGCTGTACCGTTGTTTTTATTCTTCACATAACCATAGGGATCTCTTTTAGGTTGCCAAAGGCATCTAGTATCATTTATACACGCTTCAGGACTTAGTTTACCGGGACACTGACTTACTGCGTCTGCATCATTAGGATTTAATCCCTCACATGTACCTGCTTTATATTTAAACCCGGTATGGTCATATTTATCAGTGTTATTCAAACGAGTTTTTTGGTGTGCATTTATACACGCTTGTTCAGTGTGTGATCCTTTTACAAGAAAATCAGCTTTTTTTAAGAAACAAGTATTATCATTCATTACATAACCTATACACCCTTGCGTTTCGTAACATTTTTTCGCACATACCTGTTGTTTTGCTTCCACACTTCCACCGCCGTTAGAACTATTTGAAAGATCGGAACCACAAACACTCCCGTGTGTTGATTGGAAAAAATGTGCAAGATTGTCACCACCATTATTTATTCCCACACTCTGTCCATTCGAATCTGTAACAACTAGTCTACCCACGTCCGATATTAATAATTTATAAGGTCCGACACCTTTCTCGATCGACATCATTTGCTTTGATGGGAGACCAGTGCCTTCTTTATTTTTTGAAAACCTTAATTCTACTTTTTCTCCAGTGTTATACGGCCTCAATTTAATCATTTCAGCCTTTGTGGATGTTGGAGACGCGAATGTACCCGATGACCACATGGCACCTTCATTATCTTTAGCCCCAGAACCTTTGTAAACAACGAAATTACCATCGGTTTGGTAAATGGCAAAGAATTTTTTATTTGGTGAGACGAAATCTAAACCTTGACGAACACTTTCATCATTTGCGGTAATTAAAGACGCGCCTATTAAATCACACTGAGCTAACCCATATTCGTTTGTAGTCATTTCAGTCTTTACGCGCATTCCTCGACCAGGTACGTAAATTTTATCTGTATCTGTATTCATTATAACGAGTCTACCTTTATATTTTTGTAGTCTAAACACGTCTACACCACCAATGCTCAAATACATACCACTTTTTCGTTTAAACTTAACATTATCACCGCTCTTTTCAATTTCAAACCAATACGCGGGTGCGTGTGAAATACTATAATACGTTTTCTTAATAAATTTTTTAAGATCCATTGAACCCGCAGCAAGTGTTACTGGTATAGTAAGATCGCCATAAGGACCTTCGTACGTTTGGTCCAGATCGTCTTGTGATATTGGAATCGTAACAGAAGCTAAAGACTTACCCTCAGCTAAAGCCTTATCTTCACTGTCGTATGCAAACACGTCAACCTTATTGGTACCGACCGCAGAATCAACATCGTCAGCTATATTAGTTCCCTTAAACGTTATACTACCTTTACCGTCGTTAGACGTTGCGGTTTCATCTGTAGTTGATTCGGTTTGTAATTCCTTACCATTAACAGTTCTCACGAACTTGAGTTTTTCAACTTCATCAAAACCCGTACCGTTCGTCCATGATAAAGTAAGGTCTATAGCATCNCTCCCGTCACCCCCGCCTGCGTATTCAATTTTATACGTGGACGTCGTCGAGTCATCGACCTGAGTAGTCTCGTCGGTATCATCAGTCTCGTCGGCTGGTTCCGTATTCTCGTTTTCGTTTATAGTTTTTGTTGCATCTTGATCGAATGTAAGTTGTGGAACAGAAGTTTCGTCTGCATCGTCAGTTGTTTCCTCTTTATCGTCCTTCTTAAAAAGTGTCCATGCACCAAAGCCAAGGGCTGGCATGACAAACATACAACACATTACCACAATTACGAGTAATACAATTATACCCGTACTGTTGGAACCCCGTCGTGGTGGAGGATAATACATTATTATTAATTTAACCATATATTTTTTTTTCAAACATGTTTATCTTGAATTTTTAAATAAAAATGTTTGAATTTTTTTAATCATCAAACCATATATTCTCACAATTTATTGATCTTTTATGTGTTCCAGGTTCCCATTTATGTGCGCATTCCATACAGTGTTTGTAATCAGTAACCCCGTTATTCTTTCTACCACCGAACATTTCACTGGAACATATTTTAGTATCATTGACCATATACCCTCCGAAATTTGTTGTTTTAGTCCCGTTTGGTTCCTTGAACGAAACTATTATATTATCACCACCACCTTTTTCACTAAAGAATATTTCAATAAGGTACTTTCTACCTTTCACCATATTAACTGTTCCATCTTTCTCTACCATACCGTGTAAACCACCGTTATCAACAATCTTTCCATTACCTACGTACAAATAACTCATATCATCGGACTTTGTCCAGAATGTGTGTGTACCCGACTTTTTCGGCACGAAACGACCTTGCCATCGAACAGCGTAATTATTTTTACCATTTACTTGTAAATACCCACCTGTCGCCTTATTTATATTACTAAAATCCGTAACACNTGTACC